CCGCTTGTTCTTCTCCCCCTTCTTGCCAATCGGTCGCGGCCGGCTGGCGCCCCAGGTGAACCCGCCGTCGTTGCTGTAGCGCAGATTGACGACCGGGTCCTGCCCAGGGTCGTTGGTGTTCCCGACGCCCCGGTCACACTCCAGCTCCACCAGCGGGAAGAAGATCGTCTTGTTCTCGTTGCTCATGTGCGGCGTCACGCGGGACCGCCGCAGTTCGGTCCCGCCGACGTCGGTGAAGACCGACGAGGAGAACGCATAGACCTTGTTGCTCTCGGCGTCGCACACCAGGTTCTTGCCGAAGCAGGACGCGTGGTAGATCGGCCGGTAGTTCGTGTAACTGGCCGCATACGAGTCCCAATACCCGCGCTCGTGCCACTTGTTCGTGGTGGCGTCGTAGGCGTGCGTCCGGCCGGCGGTCGGGAACGTCAGGACGTAGAACTTGTGCCCCTCGCGCTCGTAGCTCCAGCCCCTGGCGTCGGTGATGCCGTAGTTCTCCTGATACTGCTCGAACAGCCACTCGATCCCGGGCGTGCTGATCTGGAGCGGCGTGTAGCCGTCGAGCATGTAGGCGGCGGGGTTCCCGTGCTCGGTGCGCCCGAGCCACGCGATCGTCTTGTTGAACCGCGACAGCGAGAAATTGGCCGCGATACCGACCTGAAAGACGCCTTCCGGCCGCTGCGCGAAGGGGAACGTCGGAAGGCCGGCGTTATACCACGTCTCTCCGGTCTTCTCCCCGAACAGGTAGATCTCCTGCCGCGCCACAATCATCGCGGTCCACGGGTCCGAGGCGGAGGTCCGCTGCGCGATCTGCAGCCCGTTCCACGTCTGCCCATCGAGCGCATCGGAGGCCCGGAACGTCGACGTCGCCGCGTTCAGCGACAGGAGGAATCCATCAATCTGGCCGCACTGCGTCGAGCCAGACGCGAGCGGCGTGGTCAAGACGTTGGTGGCCAGGTCAAGGACGTAGCCCTTATCCCCGGACGTGACCATCAGTTCGTTGCCGCCGTCGCCGTTGGTGTCGAAGGTCACCGGGTTGGCGTCGACAGCGAGCGTCCCACGCTCCGTCGCCGTGCCGTCGGCGGCCAGCTCGTAGAACTTCCGCCCGAACACCGTGAAGCAGCGGCCCTTGTGCGCGAAGATGCCCCGTCCGCCTGCCTCGTTCAGGGTGGCGAAGTCCATCGCCCCCGGCACCGAAAACAGCGCCGACTCCGCCTTGCCGCCTTGCGGGATGGGCTCCGGGAACAGATTGATGCACTGCTCGCCGGCCACGACCTTGCTCTGCGACTCGTAGGCGCCGTCCACGAAGCCCTTGAGCCGCATCTAGGCGGTTCCCGTGTAGACGTTGAACGTGCGGTGGTCGGCCCCCGTGCCGATCAGGAACTCCCCGCGAATGCCGCATTCGAGCGGATTGATGTTCCCGCGCTTCAGGCGGCCCTTGGTGAACTTGGCCGTGTCCCGGAGGTCGGCATCGACGGTCTTGCCGTGGCGCGGGCACAGCCGGATGGCGAGATTGGTCTTGATCGCCTCCGCGTAGCCGGGCCGCAGGTCATACTGCGTGCCGGCCACCAGTGCCGTCATCGACGGGATGGCTTGATAGAGCACCAGGTCCGGCGTCGCGCTGGTCGGAATCGGATGCACCGAGATGGTGCCCAGGTGCGCCGCGTAGGCTTTGTCCCAATAGAGCGCCGTCGGATACGCCCCGGTCTGCGCCTTCTGCCGGATCGCCTGCCACTGCGCCCACGTCAGCGGGCGGCCCATCGGGATCTCGAGCGGTTGCGCCACGCCCGGATCAGGAATGATGCTCCACGCCAAGATGGCCTGCGGGTAGTCCTGATCGAAGGTCCCGCCGCTCCCGAGCGTGTAGGTCTGCGTCGTCGCCAGGTTGTAGACGCTGCGGGTAATGGAGGGAATCGTCAGGCGCTCCAGGCGCCACCCGTCGATCAGGTCGGTCCCGACATTCAAGGTGTCGGCAATCAGTTCGTCGCTGCCCGGCTCAATCGGGTCGATGACGCCGATCTCTCGCAGGGACGCGCGCGCGATGTCCCGCCCGTAGTAGACCGGCACTACCGCACCAGCATCGCCAAGGGTGGGATCTCAAACGGCCAGAGCCAAGCCGAGCGCCAACGGAACCGATGGACGGTCGAGCCGCCGCCTCCACCGCCGCCTTCCTCGAAGACCACCCCGACGTCCGACCCGGCCGGGTTCACCCCGTCCTGATAGCCTTGCGACGCCGAGGTCAGTTGATACTCGGCGTATTCGTTCGGGCTGGCCCCGCCCGTGTAGGTGGGGGCGCCGAGGATGGTGTTCGTCAGGGTCTGTTCGACCGAGCCGCCATTCCGCAGGTTGTTGTTGAACACGCACCCACCGGTGCAGGCGCCCATGCCGCCGTCGTCGTACTGATACATCGTGACGCCGTCGAGGATGTTGTCCTGCATCGTCAAGGCGTTATTGGGGCCGTCCCCGGACTTGCACCCGAACACGAGCTGGAGTCCCTTCACGGTGTTGTGGACAAAGGAACTGCCGGTGTCGAGGCAGAGCCAGATGTTATTCCCGTGGTTCACCCCAAGGGGCCCGATGTCGAAGACGTTGTCACTGATCTCGATCCCGCCGGTCCCGCCGGCGGTCCCATCGAAGTAGACCAGCCAGGTGTCGCCATTGTTGTAAAAGTAGTTGCCGGTGATCGTGGTGTGGCTGTCGCCAAACGTCTGAATCGCATCACAATGGCATATGTCGCCCGCGGGATTGACGTCTTGGGTAATGCCGATAAACAAGTTCCCCGGGCCGACGACCGTGCCATACGATCCGATTTGAATGCCGTCCGACTGCCCCTCCCCGACCACGGCGGGCAGCGGGTTTTCAAACCGGCTGTTGGTGATGTTCACGACGGGGCCGGTCAGCGCCAGATGCCCACACGAAATACACCGGACATTGAGCCGACCCTCGTTATCCGTTACCCCGCATTCTTCCCCTTTCCAAAAATAGTCACGGTCGAACAGGAAGTTCATCCCGTTGTTGCCGTCCGTGAAGACTTCGACGCAGGAATCGTTGAAGTAGGAATTTTGGATGGTGATGTTCTTGACGGTGGCCGCGCCGCCGCTATTGCCGAAATCGGGGCTCCCGACGAAGATGATCCCGTCGAACGTCAACCCGTTCACGGTCCCCAACAGATCCAACGTCATCTGCGCTCCGCTGCCGGTGACAGTTGGAGGGGTTCCGGGCGGACCTGGGATGGTGCCAGAGAGCGGCGCGTTCACGGACCGAATGGTGACGCGAGGACTCTTGGTGCCCCCGATCCCGTTGACGGTCTGCGTGCCGTAATTGCCGTTGTTCAGGCAGATGACATCTCCGCTCGCCGCGTTGGTGATGAGCGTATCGAGGGTCTGCGGCGCGCTGTAGGTGTTGGTGCAGGCTTGCGCGGCACCTTCGCGCTGCACCGCGCAGGCCACCAGCAGGGCCAGGCTGACTAGGAGTCGTTTCATCGATTCACGTCCTCTGCGACCGCAGCCAACACGCGGCGCGCCAACGCCCGTTGCGTCGGCAACGGGGCAAGCAGTTGCAGTTGATAGGCGCCGAGCGCCGGGAACTTGGACTGCAGCCAGAACTGCACCTGTAGGCGCAGCCCTTTTGGATTTTGTGGTTCGTCGTCGGCCCACGCCTCACGCCGCTGCGCCTTGGCCACCAGTTCGAACAATCGCCCGGGGTCGTCCGTCACGACACCCAAGAGCACAGGGCCCGCGTCGTGGCCCTCGCAGCTTTCCGTCGTCCAGACCCACCCGCTCTGATTGATCCGCTGCACGATCGGCCACATCGCCGGATCGATTTGCTCATCCGTCAACGTGCGCGGGTCGTGATTGGGCTGCCCCCACACGGCCTGCGCGAACGTGGCGCCAGCCCCGCCCGTCTGCGACAGGAGCACCAGCGACAGCAGCACGAGACAGACGCGCGTCATTCGCCCGCTCCGAGCAGCATGAGCCTCGGAGGCGCGCCGCCGCCGCCACCACCACTGGCCGCGACCAGATTGACGCAGGCGTCCGCCCAGTTCGCCGAACTGATGTCCCAATCATGTGCGCCGTCGGTGTCTAGGTAAGATCCAGCCCCATCCACCGGGCCACCGCCCGAGACGTCGTAGAGTTCTGTTTGGCCAGTCCCTGGTGTGGCACCAGGCCGGTTGATGATGTCGACCGTGATGTCATCCGCGCCGGTTGTGCAAGACACCGCTGGATCGGTGCTGGTCCCAGTGGCCGTCGTGAAGTTGGCAAAGCTCGTCGTCCCGCCGGTCTGATTCACCCCGCTGAACGCCGCGCAAAAGATGATGACGGCCGTCGAGTTCGCGACGTCGACGGTGAACGTCTGGTTGCCCGTCGTCGGGTTCGCCTTCCCGAACAGGTAGACACGATTCCCGCCGGTCGCGGTCGCGCTCCCGATGGTGTCCATCGTTTGCGCCGCCCAGGTCTTGGTCGCAATC